TTATCTTCCTAATTCTATATTAGCTGCTCCTATAGCTTTTTTAGCATCACCTGAAGTTGCCATTGATCCTGCTCCAGTTGCACCTTTACCTAAAGTAGCTACCCCTCTTCCTAAAATTGTTCCTAAATATTTAGTCATTTCTTGATTTGTTTTAGCATCTTCTTCAGCTTGTTTTTCAGAAGCTGTTCCAATAGTAGATCCCCAAGTTCTTAAACCTAAAGGTTCACCCGCCCCTGCCCCTGCGAAATGTTTTAAAAAACTAGTAATACTTTGACCTTCTTGAGGTGCCATAGCTTGTCTTGCAAGAAGACCCATATTAACTAAAGATTGAGAAATATCTTCTCCTTGATTATTATATACTGCATTAGGATTAACTGCTTTTTTATTTGCTCCTTGTGTTAATATATCTAAATCTTTTTGCGCATCTTCATCTTTATAATTTTTAAGTCTATTTTGTTCTTTTTGTATTTTTTCTTTTTCTTTTTTATCTATTACTTCTTGTTTTTCTTCAATTTTAGTTTGTGTTCCGTCAATCCAATTTCTTGGATTTTGTTCTTTTTGTTTTGACATAACTTGATCAACACCTAATACTTGACCACTATCAGCTGCTCTTTTATTAGCTATATCTTTTTCTGCTAAATCTCTAAGTGTTAATGCTTTAAATATATTTGGTTTTTCACTTGTTAAAACAGGTGTAGTATCTTCAGTATCACCGGTATCTTCATATGCTAATTGATTATAAAATTCTTCATCTCCTGGATAATCACTAATATCTTCTTTTCCTTCACCTGCATAACCACCTGGTTGATTAACAAATCCTCTTTTTGGAGTTAATCCTGAAGTAATACCAGTGCCTTCGGCAACCGAACCACCTTTTCTAAACATTGGTCTTTTTAAAATAATAGACATAATAATTTTTTAAAAAAAGAAAGGAAGATAAGTCATAGGGTCAGTTAAAGGATTATAGTCACTTCCCCCACCACCTCCTCCAGAACTAGTTGTTTGTGGATTAGATTGGTTTTGATTTATATTAATATTAGTTTTAGGTGGATATAATGCACCATATAAACCTGCAGCAGATTGTGCAGCTACTAGTGAAGGGTTTGTAAGTAAAGGTGTACCTGGTTCCATTGGAGTTGAACCAGCGATTGTATTATATAATCCAGCTATGCCACTTAAATATTGAGTAGGATATTGAGCAGCTATTTGATTTCCTTGTTGTGCAGCATTTAAAATATTTTGTGAGTAAGATTGTTGACCTGCTCCTGCAGTACTCAATAGATTTATATTTTGCGCAGCTAGCTGTGGTTGTAAATTTGCTAATTGTTGTTGTTGAGTAACACCAATATTAGCTTGTCCTAAAGCTTGACCATAACCTTGATTTAATAAATTTCCTAAAAGTTGTGCTCTATTTAAATCACTTGAAGATTGGTATTGTGATTCAGCAATACCTTCTCTAGCTCCACCAAATGCTCCTTGAGAAATTGCACTAGCTGGAATTGCTTGTTTATTAATTTGAGATTGAATATCAAATTGTTGTAATGTTGGATTAATTACTTGTTGTTGATAAGGAGACATATACTGTTGATACCCAGTATTAGAAGCTAAAGCTGTTGCTTGGTTTAAGTAAGGTTGATATCCCGCGACGCCAGTTCCTTGTCCCGCGCCAATAAGTTGACCAGTAGTTGGATCAAATTGTAATGAGCCTAAACCACCTTGTGTAGCTGCTTGTTGTTGAGCTGCTTGTTGAAGAACATTTTGTCCAGCAACTTGAGGCATCATGCCTTCTAAATTAATAGGTTGATTAAATAATCCAGCGGTATAATCCGCTAACATAGAACCTAATGGTTTTATAAATTCAGCAGCGTATGTTGGTGTAGTAGTAAGACCGCCTGTATTTGAACCTGGTTGAGTTATTGCCATTATGCTGCTCCTTTTTTCTCAAGATGTTTCATAAGAGCATACATCTTTTTAGCTCCTTTTTTAACATCTCCTTTACCTGCATTTCTAACAGCATTTGCTGTAAATACAAACTCATTATTGCTTAACATTGCTGGTATATCGTCAGCTCGTTCTTTTTTACCTATTGGAGGAACATATCCACCTTTATCTCTGTAATCTATTTCATGTATTTTTCCACCTCTTCTAAATCCTAATGCTGATGCTATTCCATCTCCTGCTTCTGGTTGCATTTGAGATTGCATATTTTGTTGCATTTGTGGTTGATTAGCTGCAGCTCTTGCTTGCATCATTCTTTTAAGTAATTCTGGATTAGATTTTAACATATTAATTAAAGCAATTCTTTTATCATTAGCTGTATTTGTTGAAGTAATTCCTGATTGAGGTGTTCCATATGCAAAACCTTTTCTAATACTACCCATACTTTTAATTTCTTCATTTCTTCTTTCCATAGGAGTTAAATACATAGGATTACGAATATTAATTGGTATTCCTCTAAATGGATTTACCATTTTAAATGGTGCTACTATATTACCTTTAGCATAATGTCTTCTTGATTTTAAGCTTTCATATTCATTCATTAAATCATGCATTTCTTTTGAATGTTTAGAATGTAATACACCACCATCTTTTTTACCTGGCATTACTACTACATTTTGAGCTGTTCTAGGTGTAACAGTTCCTAAATTTAATTTTGGAGTTCTACCAGCTTGATAATCTGCTAATTTACCTGCTTGAGCTGCGTTATGAGCATTATACCAATTCATTATAGTTTGATTAAGATCACTTTGATTAGCACCTGCTAATCCTGCCATTCCTAAAATACCAGTACCTTTTAAATAATCAGATGGTGTTAATCCATTTAAATATTTTTTAACGGCATCTCCAACAACACCAGCACTTTTTCCAAGTGTGTCTAACCAATTTGTTGAAGAATCACCTAAAGTTGAAGATGAAGGACCATCATATGGTTTATCTGTTGGAGTAAAAATTCCAGTGTTAGGGTCATAAGTTCCTGTAGATCCAGTTTGATTTCCTTCTTCTCCTATATTTGTAGATCCTGATGGATTAAAGATCCCTGTGTTAGGGTCATAAGTTCCTGTAGATCCAGTTTGATTTCCTTCTTCCCCTGTATTTGATCCACTTGTATCAGGAGCTGTAGGTATGTTTTCATATCCAGTTTGACTATAATCATTCGGAACGTTTGTATCTGTATTATCTGAACTTAAAAAATTACTAAGATTATTATAATTATTATAACCCGATACGGCATTTTGAACTGTATTTAATATATCTAAACCTGGATATGCACCTATGCTACCTGCTGTTCCAGCATCTACTAAAGAAGATCCTAATGCTGCATCTGTAGCTGCTGCATCTAATCCTAATAATTCTGGTTGACCTAAAGCAATAGCAGCTGCAGTATCTACGATTGGATTAGTAACTACATCTCCAACAAAATTACCAGCTTCTTTACCAACATCTGTTACAGTATCTATAACATCACCTATTGGATTTGTAATTGTATCTACAATACTTCCACCGCCACCACACATAAATTATAACCTTTTTTTAAATAAGTTACCTACTGTATCATATTTTAAAAAATTATACAGCTTAGCAACTTTACCGATTGATATACCAACACTAGATGCTGGGCAAAATTCCACTGCTTTTTGTTGTCTAGCCCATTCTTCAGCTTTTTTAATTAAACGTATTGCCATAGATGGACATTTTTTTCTATAATCTGGATGTACATATAGTAGTAGATCACTAGCTATTTTTTCGTAACAAAAGAAATATTCACTTATAAATGCGATGTACATACCTATAATTTTGTTTTCGTATAAACCTACCCACATATTACCTTGCTTATTCTTTTTAAAAGATTCAGCTAGCAATTTTAACTTCTCAGGGGCGTAAGGAAGAAACTTGTAGGCACCTTCTTGATGCATCATATATCCTAGATTTATCATATCATTGACATCATCTAAGGTATATTCACGTATTTCCATAACCCGTAATAAGTTTAGCAAGATGGCAAATCTTGAAGGTAAGCCTTAATTGGGTATTTTACTTAGTTTTCTTAGGAAAGTCAATAAGTCTAGGTTCTGGATTCTTAGGTTTAAACATCATATCTAAAGACCCAGTATATGAATGAGAACCGAAGTGTGATAACGCAGTTTTAGCATCTCCGTATATCTTACCACCGATATCTGTCCATAATTTACAGAAACAAATATCTTCTCCTAAATAACCATTTTTAGGATCAACACCTGTTTCAAAAAATGTATACCAATTATCAGTCATAGTCTCAACTTTATTACCTACCAATTGTTTATTAACTGTTTTTTTATCTGGATATGCTTTTGCAAGTTTAGTAAATACTTCTCTTTTAATCATCATAAATCCAGTTGGCCCTGCAGTAATTTCTATAAAACCATCTTTACCAACTTGAACATTTTGTGGATCTGGGAAATGTACAATAAATTGTAAAGAACCATTAACACCATAACCTTTTACTGGATAAGGAGTTAATACTACTTCTTCATCTTTTTCTAATAATCTAAAAATAGCTTCTGGTTCAAATCCAATATCAGCATCAATAAATAAAAAATGAGAACAATCTGTTTGTAAAAAAGATGCAACACAATTATTTCTAGCTTGTGTTACTAGAGCCATTCCTGATTGTAAATGTAATGCAGTTGATACTTGAAGTCTTGGATGAGTTGTTGAAACAAATCTCATCATACTATTCATATATGATGTTGTGACTTGATGACCAAATGCTGGTGTTGCTATAAATAATTTAATTTGTTTTTTACTTTGTTTTACTTCTGGCATATTCTAAAAAGTTCTCCCATTCTTTGATTCTTGTGTTCCAAGAATAATAATTGTTATAATATTGCTTTTGCATTTCTAATTCTTCCTTATACAAATTCTTACCATAGTTGTCTATAGTGGTGTTTAAACAATCTGCATAACGTTGTATTAGATTCTGTGCGCTACTATCAAATTCAACAAAAGACGCAAACTCGCCGCACGTTTCTGGTAATGCTCCATAGTTAGTTGTAACTACTTTACATCCTGCTGACATAGCTTCAATAGCAGCGAGACACGATGTCTCTTCAAAAATACTTGGGTAAGCATATATATGTGAATAAGTTAAAGCTTTTCTAATTTCATCATTAGTTGCATAACCATGTAGGTTTACATTTTTAGTTTTTTTACATAAATCAAATAAAGCATCAAACTTACCTTCTTCAGCTTTTTCAAATGCAGTTCCATATATTTTAGTTGATGAATAAATATCTAATGTAAAATCATCTCTTGTTTGATTTAAAATTTCTACAGCTTTAATTAATATTGCAAGACCACGCCAAGGTGTTGAAGTATATATAAGTTTAATTCTACCCCCTATATTTTTTGGTTTATTTTCAAATGCATAAGTAGCATTTTTAATAACAATAGATTTGTATTCTGGTATTTGA